GTCGGGAGGGATAAAACCGGCGACGGTGCCCTCTCCAACCGTACAACGCTCAGCCAGTGAGCATCGTACTAATGTACGATGTACTTGCTCGGTCAACGAGCGTCGTACGAAGGAGACCATAAGGTCGGGCCTGAAGGTCGTTCGGATTCGCTTTCACCTGGCTAAGGGTGAGCTACCGGACCTTGGACCCGCCGATCTTGGCAAGTATCTCCTTCATCTCCTTTCTCCCCCTGGGGAGAAACCTTTCCCCCTGCCGTTCCCCCGAGCCCAGCTCGGGTGGGACGGCCCCTTCCCTCACCTCGTAAGGTTGGGGCGCTACGATAGATGGCTCTTTGCTCAGTCAGTATCGTCTATTAAACTCGCGCTCCCGAGTCTCACTTGCGAGAAACACCCCCCCCCCTCAGGGTTCCCTGCGTGGAAGGCCAACGCCTGCCAAGCCACGCCCCCTGAGGCCACCCCCCACTTCCGGGAATTCTGCAGAAGACAGTGTCGACGCTTCTTCCCCGTCGGTTGGGACCGGAACTACGAAAGTTTCTGCGAAAGTTTCGTCCCCTCAGCCTCCGCAAGGAACGAACCCCTTACAACGGGTTCTGGCTGGTGGGCGAAGAACAGCAGCAGAACTGAGTTCCAGGTCGCCACAAGACGCGGTCGAATGCCTTCTTCTGTTAAAGGCAGATTCCAGCTCCGCTATAAGGAGGTTCCTAGTGCCGGGAAGGTGCGCCCTTTGGGCATCCCTTCTGTCGAGTACGACCTCCTTGGCCCCCTTCATAAAGCCATTTATGATAGACTGTCTAAGACAGGATGGCTTCTTAAGGGACCACCTAAGAGTTCACGGATTAAGCGCGTTTGCCGTTACGACTGGCAAACCTCCGTGGACTTGGTGGGAGCAACCGATGGGCTGCGCTTAGATGTCACCGAAGCTCTGCTTGGTGTGATCTTGTCGCGCGCCACATCGATCCCCGGTCGTGTGAAACAACTCGCCTGCGAGTCGTTGTACCCTTCGGTACGCGGTTCCAAGGTGACGTTCGGGCAGATGATGGGCACCTACCTCTCTTTCCCACTCCTCTGTTTGACAAGTTACTGCGCCGCTAAATGGGCAGTTAGAGGATCCGAGTCGTCGATCTTGGTCAACGGTGACGATTGCCTGATTTCGAGCACAAGCAGGGATGTCTTGGACCGTTACCCCGTTGGGTTCAAGATTAATGCCCAGAAGACTTGTGTCTCCCAGGCAGTTGCCGAGATCAACTCGACTACTTTTCTAAGAAAGGGAAGAGTCTGGAAGGAGGTCCAGAACCTGCGGAGGGGGGGGGGCGAGGTCTATACCGTGGACGGTCTACGTCATCTGGCCACTGCCTGCATCAAAGCAGGTCCTAAGTGGATGGACGCCTTTAGCCGTAGCGGTATCTGTAAGAAACATCACGTCCGCATGGAGGATCTTGGGATGCCGTCATGGATTCCCAATGTTTACAAGCAGATCCGGACCCAACGGTGGTACCGCGAATTACCTCCGCCCCGTAGTGTACCCTTGGACGACC